GTATTACTCCGACACGCTGCAAACCCTTATCGAAGCGATCGAACTCTGCATAGACGAAGGGCTCGACCTGTCCCTGGAAATGGGCGTCGAGTTCGACCTGGACGTTTTGCTGCGGATGGACTCGGCGACTCAGATCGACACGCTATCCAAAGGAATCGGCGCGGCGATCTATGCCCCGAACGAGGCGCGCGCAAAGCTGAACCTTCCCCCGGTCGTCGGCGGCGCGAATCCCCTCATTCAACAGCAAAATTACTCGCTCGAGGCGCTGGCGAAGCGCGACGCATCGGCCGATCCATTCAGGACGGCAACCCCCCCACCTTCCCCCCCGCCCCCCTCCGAACCTGATCCGGAAGACGAGGACGAAGCGGAACAGCGCGCGCTTTATGACGTCGCCGGAGCATTTGCGCGGCGGGTGCTCAAGGAAATGGCGAATGCCTGACGAGGTCGTTTTCCGCGACGGCCGGGACGGCCGCGACGGGCGCGCCGGCAAAAATGGGCTGCCGGGTCCGATCGGGCCGGCCGGTCCGTCTGGCCCGGAGGGACTGAAGGGACTCGACGGGAAAGCCGGCGAACCCGGACGGCAGGGGCCACCTGGACCGAAGGGCGAACCGGGACCGCGAGGCGAACCCGGTCAGGACGGCGCTATGGGTCCGGTCCCGGCGCATGAATGGGACGGAACGCGGCTGCGCTTCCAACTGACCCTTAACGAATGGGGCCAGTGGGTCGACCTTCAGGGCCCGGAGGGCAAGACCGGGACGGCGGCGGCGGGCGGCGGCGGCACATTGCGCCCGTTCAGTCGCATGAAGGCGGGTTTCGTTCCGGCATCCGGCGGCGTCGACGGCGACATCGCGCGCTTTCTCCGGGAAGACGGCACGTTCGCCGCGCCGGGTACTCCGGCGCCGGGTTCCATCGCGGCCGAAGACATCACGTTCACGCCGGCCGGCTCAATTGCCTCGGATGATGTGCAAGCGGCGATCGAGGAGCTTGCCGCCACCGTTGCCGGGCTCGACGACAGTACGTCGGGCGTCGGGACGTATCTCGTCAGCGGCGCCACGGTCGCATGGCTGACCGGCTATCAGTACGAAGTCGGCGCGGCGACCTATTACATAAGCGGCGTCGCTGTCTCGTCGTCGACAGATACCGTCACCCTGACCGCCGCCGATGCCACGCTCGACCGGATCGACGTTCTCGTACTGGATGCCGACGGACTGCTTTCCTCGATCGACGGCACCCCGTCGGCGAACCCGGCGGAACCGACGATCGATCCCGCCATTCATCTTCGCCTGGGCATCGTCTACGTTTCGGCCGCGACGACCGAACCGGAGATCAATCAGACCAGCATCTACGCCGAGAATGCCGAATGGACCGCGACGCCTTCGGCCGGCACGATCGTCGTCAACTCGACCAGCAATCCGCGGACCGGGACCTATGACGTAGAAGGCACGAACGTTGCGGCAAATGCCTATGTCAACTTCGTCAAGCCGGCGGCTGGAACCGTCGACTTGGCGATCATGAATACGGTCGTCTTCTATGTGCGGGTTAAGGCAGCATTCCCGACGAACAAGGCTTTCCGGCTTGGCTGGTACAGCGGCACAAGTCTCCGCGGCGCTCAGGTAACGGTAAGCAACGGTCTGTATGGGTTCAACTCGGCGCTAACGGGCAGCTATCAACAGATCGTAGTTCCGATTTCCGCGTTCAGCGTGCCTCAGGGAAACCTCGTCACGACGCTGCGAATCACGATCATCGGCAGCGGCGCGAACGTCGGGTTCTACCTGGACGACATCGTATTGAATGAGGGCCTTGTAACGCTGCCGTCCCTGACGGCATCGCGCGCTCTTGTCTCGAACGTGGCCGGCAATATCGCTGCGTCGGCAGTGACGGCGACGGAACTCGGCTACCTGACCGGGGTCACGTCGGCGATTCAGACGCAGATAAACGCCAAGTCCGACGGCAGCATTCCGCAAAACAGCAAGAGCGCCGCATACACGACGGTCCTGTCGGACGCGGGGAAACATATCTATCACCCCTCGAGCGACGACAATCCGCGCACCTTCACGATCGACAGTAACGCGAACGTCGCGTACCCCGTCGGAACGGCGATTACTTTCGTCAACGAAGTGAACACGGTCACGATCGCGATTACTTCGGACACGTTGACCCTGGCCGGCGCCGGAACGACCGGGAGTCGCACGCTTGCCGCGAACGGTATAGCGACCGCGCTGAAGGTGGCCTCGACGAAATGGGTCATCAACGGCGCCGGGCTAACGTGACGGTTGCGCAGATTTTGCTTGCGGCCGGCGCATCGGCAGCGCCAGCGACGCCGGATACATGGGACCCGGCAAACAAGGGATCAAACGTCACGCTCTCGAATGGGGACCTGACCGCGAACGTCGCTTTCGACGGTCAATGGGCCTTGTCCGTCGATAGCAAGTCATCCGGCCTTTTGTACTTCGAGGCGCTGATCGGCACGCAGTCCACGCTATTCGGATTCATCGGCATCGCTGGCGCAGCGCAAGACCCTAACAGCGGCACGCAAACGCCGCCGAATATGCTCCAGCGTGGCAGCGGCAACGTCAGCGGCGGTACGTCGAATAACAACGGCGCGGCCGGTTGGGCATCGGGCGATGTCGTCGGCGTTGCGGTCGATGTCGCGGGTAAGACGGTCTACTTCTACAAGAACAACGTCGCCAATGGCAGCGTAATTCTGAGCACATTTGCAGGCGCCTTCCGTATCGCTGCGCACCAATCGTGGGGCGGCGGCACCTATAACTTCACCCTGCGCACGACGACGGCCGAGTTCAGTTACTCGCCTCCGACCGGGTATACCCCATGGGCCGAGTGATTCGCATTCGCCGGCCAATTATGAAAGTCTGCAAATGATTGACGCCGAACGGTTCGCGGCCGACCTTTACGCTTCGATGAAGATGCTTATCGATAGGCGCGAGTGCGAGCTCCTTAAGCGTATCGAGGTATTAGAGGCGCTCCAGACCGACATCGACCCCGACGCGATCGTCGAGCGTTTGCGCAAGGCGATCCCTGCCGGCAAGGATGGGCGCGACGGCGTTGACGGCGCACCGGGCAGGGACGGCGCCGACGGCGCAAACGGCGTTGACGGAAAGAACGGCGTCGATGGTGCTCCGGGGAAAGACGGGCGCGACGGAATAGACGGCAAGAACGGCACCGACGGCATGAACGGCAAGGACGGCGCCGACGGCATCCATGGAAAAGACGGCGCGAACGGCATCGACGGCAAAGATGGCCGCGACGGGCTAAACGGTAAGGACGGTCGCGACGGTCTGAACGGCAAGGATGGCGCACCCGGCGAACGTGGCGAAAAGGGTCTCGACGGCATCGACGGCAAGTCGGGCGCCGCGGGGCGTGATGGACGCGAAGGCAAGGACGGAATCGACGGTATCAACGGCGAAAACGGGCGGGACGCTTCGGCAATCGACTACGTCGAGTTCGACTCTGCCAAGTCCTACCCGCGCGGAACGCACGCGCTGTGTCGCGGTGGAATCATGTACGCGGAACGCACGACCGATCGCGTAATCGACGGCGATTACAAGGCGGCGGGCTGGCGCTCGCTCGTTGCCGGCCTGGCTGATGTGAAGGCGGCACTTCTGTCGGACGGCCGCACGTTCGAACTCGCCTTCGAATACAGCGACGGCAGGGTCGAGAAGCAGCAAGCGAAGGCGGCGATTCCGGCGCATCGCGGCGTATGGCGCGACGCGATCACCTACGAGAAGGGCGACGTCGTCCAGTGGTCCGGCAATGGCTGGATCGCGCGCGAAGTGACGACCGACAAGCCGGGCGATTCAAAGGCGTGGGACTTGCTCGCGCGGCGCGGGCGGGATGGCAAAGATTCAGCTTGAACTATTGGAGCATCCCGCGCCAGTGGGAGGGCGCGACGGTCGCCGTGATGGCATCCGGTCCGTCCCTCACAGCGGATCAAGCGGCGGCAGTGAAGCACCTTCCGCGCGTTGTGACGAACGCGACTTACAGGATGGCGCCGGACGCGGACGTGATCTATTGCTCGGATTCTGCCTTCTGGCTGCATCCGGAGTACGCCGACGTTTTCGACTGTCCCGGCTTGCGGGTGAGCTGCGAACAGATTCCAGGAGTGCATCCGAACGTTCCGCCTGGTGTGCTAGTCCTGCGACACGGCGGCTCACACGGCTTCATTGATGACCCGACGCAGATTCGGACGGGGGCGAATTCTGGCTATGCAGCAATCCAAATTGCCGCGCTTGCTGGCGCAAAGAGAATCGTCTTACTCGGGCTTGATATGCAGGGCGGGCACTGGCACGGCGCGCACCCTAACGGACTGAACAATCCTAGAGCCTCCTCCTTCAAACGATGGATCAGATACTTCAACGGATTGGCGCCGCACCTGACGCAACGGGGGATCGAAGTGTTCAATTGCTCCCCGGCGTCGGCGCTGACGTGCTTCCCGAAGGCGAGCCTAGATTGCGTCCTCTGATCGTTCAGGGAATGCACGGTCTAGGTGACAACCTTCACCAACGGTCGGTCCTGCGCGAACTTGGGAAAACGCGCGAAATCTGGCTCGAAACGTCATGGCCGTGCGTCTATTGGGACATGCCGGCGATTCGCTGCCTGCCGCGCGGCGAACAGGGATTGCGGACGCAGTTAAAGAATCAGGCACGCGAGGCGGAATCGTTCACGCGCGAACGTCCGCCGACCGGCGCCCCTGTCCTGCGGGTTCACTACCCTCCGCGGGAAGTGAAGGAACGCGGGTCGGTCCTGCGGGCCATGTCGCATATGTGCGGCGTTCCTCCGGGCGATTTCCGGTTGCCGGTCAAAGCGGAATGGCTTTCAAAGGCTGACGAGCTTTTAAAGGAATTGAAACCGGACCGTCCGTTGATGTTTTTCCGGCCGCTGGTGAACCGCAAGGAATGGACCGGCGGGCTAACGCGGAACCCGGACGAGGGCAATTACGCCGAACTGTACGAAATGATCCGGCGCCGGTTCTTCGTGGTCAGCGTCGCGGACCTGGTCAAGGACGTCGAGTGGACCGTCGGGCCGGAAGCGAAGGCGGATGCCGTGTTCCATCGCGGCGAACTGGATATCGAAACGCTGTTCGGGCTGGCGAAGCGGTCCGCGTTGCTGTTTGGGGCGCCTGGATTTATTACGGTCATGGGTCAGGCGATCGGGACGCCGACCGTTACCGTGTTCGGCGGGTACGAGGACAAAAGTTCCTTTTCCTCGGGCGCGGCGTTCACGAAATGGCTACCGATTGAACCGATTCGCCCCTGTCCCTGCTGGACGCATCATCACAACTGCCGGAAGCGGGTCGACATGCCGAAAGCGGTTCACGCACTGAGGGATTTCCTCAAGGGGATCGGGTGCGAGTAGGACTGGTAACGCCGATTTACGAGGGAGTGCATAGCAATCCGGGTAGCGAAATGATTACGGCCGGGATTCGCTACCTGGTGCGGCAGGCTGTCAGGGGTCCGGAGTTCGTTCAGATTGACATGCTGCGCGACAACCCTGCGCACTGGGCGGCTGCGCAGGACTGCGACGCCTTGATTATCTGCGGCAACCCGCGGTTCAGCACTTGCGCGACGGAATGGTGGGAGTCCGGCATATGGGAAAGGCTGGTCGCGGCGCAGCGATCTGGCGTCAGGGTCATTGATGGATGGGCGGGCGCGACGCACTGGTATGACCCGGCGGCGACGCTCGAAGAAATGGCAACGAGGATTGCGAGTCACGGCGCCAATGCGGAAGCGATGCACTCGGCGAAGCAGATTCACGCGCGCATCACGCGGGACCGGCTGATGCAGCGCATCTACAGCGATGCCGGAGCGTCGTCGACCTTGCTGCCGTGTTCTAGCTGGTGGGCGCGCCTCGATGTTCCCTGGGAACAGGCGGCGAAGCGGTCCGGAACGGCTGTCGTGCTCGGGACTCACGACATGGATTGGCCGCTTGATTGCGTGCGGGCCTGTCTCGGGAGGCTGGAAGGCGCGGACGTGATTAGTTGCGCGTTGTCAGATTACGAACGGTTCGGCGCGGTCGGAGTCCGGTCGACCCTCGTTTCCGATCCGGCTGCGCTGTTGCGTCTGTATTCGTCGCTCGATCGAGTGCTTTCGTTCCGGTTGCACGCGGCGATCCCGGCGGCTTCCGTCGGGTGTGCCGTCGGCATGGTCGCGACCGATTCGCGGCCGTTGGCGTGCGAGGAGTTCGGAATTCCGTCCATCGACATCGGGGACTTGATGGACCGCGAGCCGCCCTTCGCGCACGCGAGGCAGCCGGACGAGGAAGACGTTGTGGAAATCTTGCGGAGCATGTTGTGTTGAAGACGTTGATCGGCGGGCCGAAGCTCGAGCATTTGCTTGTACTGTTGCAACGCGCAGTCCACCATGAGGGCGCGATTGTGGAGTTCGGCGTCTATCACGGCGGAACGCTGAAGATCATGGCGGAAACGTATCCCGACCGGATGTGCTACGGGTTCGACACCTGGGACGGGCTGCCGGTCGAGAAGTGGAACAAGGACGAACCGCACAATCCGGGCGACTTCCGCGACTGCGATTTCGAGGCGATGCGGGCGGAAATGCCGCCGAATGTGCAACTTTGCCGCGGGCTGTTCCCCGACTCGGCGCGCGGGCTGGATATCCGGGTCGCCTTCGCGCATGTCGATTTCGACTTCCATGCCAGCACCGCGGACGCGATCAAGTGGTTGCGGCAGCATATGGTGCCCGGCGGGATTGCTGTGTTTGACGACTATCAGTGGGCGCATTGTCCCGGCGTCAAGCGCGCGATTGTCGAGGCTGGCGTACCGATTCAGAAGTCAACCCTGCATCAAGTCTTTTGGGTGAACGAATGACACTTTGCGACCTGACTTGCGCCGAATGGACCGCGCTGCTTGCGACCTATAGCGTGCGCGTCATCACGGCGCCGGCATTCGCGGACGAACCGATCACGATTGAAGACGCCTGGCACCACTTGCGCATCGACACGTTCCCGAACGAGGACAGTCCTCCGGTCACGGTATCGGGCGACGACTACTGGCTGGAAAATATCGGCATCCCGGCGGCGCGGAATTGGGCCGAGGGCTACGTCGGGAAGTCGCTGTCAACGCAAACGCTGGAACTGGTCGGAACTTCGTTCCCGTCGACCTACTTCGAACTCCCGTTCGGGCCGGTTCAGAGTGTCGAATCAATCGTCTATGTCGACGCGGACGACGTCGAGCAAACGATGTCCTCGGCCGATTACGTCCTGAACTCCGACACCTGGCCGGCGCGCGTGCAGCTTGCCTACGGCGTCGAGGCGTGGCCGACATCGCGCGGCACATACAACGATGTCCGCGTCCGCTACGTCACCGGCTACACGCCTCCGAACGACAGTCCGGCCGGCTTTGTCATAACGCCGACCCTCAAAATCGGAATCCTGCTGATGCTCGGGCACCTGTACGAGAATCGCGAGACAACGATAACAGCATCCTTGACCGAGATTCCGCTCGGCGCTAGGGCGTTCCTGGACAAAGACCGGGTACGCAGAGGGTGGGCGTAAATGTTTCACATGGAACATTAGATGCAAGCCGGAAAACAGAATCGGCGCGTTGCGATCGACGTTCCTATGACGACGCAGAATGCGACCGGCGAGGAAATCACGGACTTCGTCGAACTGTCGGAGGTCTGGGCATCGATCGAACCTATCCGCGGGCGCGAGGCTTTGCTTAACGGGCTGAACGCGGCGCAGATGGACACGCGGATTCGGATGCGATGGTCGGAAGCACTTGACGCGATGACAACCGATTGGCGAATTCGCTACAAGGAAACCTATTACGACCTGATAAGCATCGCGCACATTCGGACCGGGCACCGCGAACTCGAAATTCTGGCGAAGTCGGGGACGAATCTTGGCTAACAGTCCGGTACGGGTTGAGGTCAAGGGGCTGCGCGAGCTTGGCGCGTTGCTGAAGGAACTCGACGCCGACATTCAGAAAAAGGTAGCGCGGGCCGCGACCAATGCAGGCGCGCAAGTCATCAAGAAACGCGCGGTTCAGAAGGCGCCAGTTTCCGATCCGGCATTGACGCCGAACATTCCGCCCGGATACATGCGGGATTCGATCATCGTGCGGCGCCAGCGTCGGCCGGACAAAGGCTTGACGTCGCAGCACGCCGTCACGGTCAGGCACAAGGGCGCGAAGGTGCTGGCGGACGCTCCGAACCCGTACCAGGTCGGCATCTTCAACGAGTTCGGGACCGTAAAGATGTCGGCTCAACCGTTCATGCGGCCGGCGTTTGATTCCGGCAAGTCGGAAGCTCTTGACGCGATAGTCAAGCGGTTGCAGCAACGGATCGAAAAGGCGAACAAGGCGAAAGCATGAGTGTAGAAACCGACCTCTATACGGCGCTCTCGTCGCTTGTTTCGAATCGCGTCTATCCGATCACGTTCCCGCAAACGGGCGCGGTCCCGGTCTGGCCGGCGATCCGGTACACGTTGATTTCGGTCGTGCCGGCGATTGCTCTGTGCGGCGATAGCGGCGACGAGGCGGCGGATACGCGGGTACAACTAGACATCGTCGACTCTAGTTACTCCGCAATGCGGGCGCTGCGCCTGGACGTCCTCGAGGAAATGGCGACATTCGTTCCGCCCGCGATCTTCGAGAATAGTTCGGATCAGTACGACGCCGAAACAAAGACCTACCGTTGCCAGATCGATTACGTCGTCTACAAGTCGGCCGAACTGACGCCGTAGATTCATCGCTTTTCCCAACGGCTCGCGAAGCGGGCCTTTTTTTATACCCTGAAGGAGTTTCAAATGTCGTCTGTTTCTGCCTACAAGTTCCACGGCTCGCAAATTCAGGTTCTTGTCGGTTTTACGGCCGACTCGCCCGTGACTGCGATCACCGCAATCACCAACGCAAATCCCGCTGTCGTCACTGACACCGGCCACCCATTAGCCGACGGCGACGTCGTCGAAATTACTGGCGTCGTGGGAATGACGGAAGTTAATTCCGGCCGCTACGTCGTCGAGGTCATCGATGCGAATTCGTTCTCGCTCCTGGGCGTCGATTCAACGGGTTATGGCACTTACACAAGTGGCGGAACCTACGAGATCGGCGACTTTTCGAACTTCTGCGACCTGACGAACTACAACCGCACGGGCGGCACATCGCCGGAAATTCAGACGACCGCACTCTGTTCCGTCGCGCAAGAGTATTTGCTCGGCCTGCCGGACTTCGGCACGACTGCAATCGACTTTAATTTCGCGCCGGCTACCGCGATTCAACAAGCGATCCAAGCGGCCTATGTTTCGGGCGACCTGATTGCGGTCAAGGTCACGCTCCCGGATAGCGGCGGGACCATGGTGCAAATGGGCTTCGTCCAGCAAACGAGCGAATCGGCTGGCGTCGGCGGAATCTGGACGGGCTCGATGACGGTTCGCAACACCGGCAACCGCGAGGACTTCTTCGCATGAGTCGCGACGCTCTGATTGCGTCAATCCTGTCGGCGTCATCCCCGAAACCTGTCAAGGTCGACGCCGATGGGATCGGACCCGTATTTGTACGGGTGATGACTGCATACGATGCGGACGACGCACGGAAGACGCTTGCCGAACTGAAGGCAGACGACGGGTGCGAAACCGGCCGGTTGCTCGCCTGCCTTCTGTGCGACGAAGGCGGCGCGTTGCTGTTCGATGCGCGCAGTGCTGAAACCGTGCTGAAGCTTTCGAAGCTTCCCCCGGGCGTATCGACCAAAGTCCTGACCGCGGCGAATTCCGCGAATGGGGCCGAGCCGGGAAAGTCCTGACGCAACGCGAGTCTTTCCTTTTTGATCTCGCGTTGCACCTCGGTCGCCCCGTCGGGGAAATGCTCCGGTCCATGACCGAAGCAGAATTGTTGCAGTGGGGCCGCTTGGCTGGCCGTCGCGGGCTGCCATTGCAGAGAATCGAGCTTTTGCTCGCGCAGCTTTCCATGTTGATAGCGAAAACGATGGGCGGAGCTAAGAATGTGCGAGTTGATGACTTCATGCTGAAGGAACCGGAAGTGTTACCCGACAACGTGACGCACATAGACATCGCACGCAAGGCGTTCGGGTTCAATCCGCGCAGGAAGAAGGCATAGCATGGCTGCCGGTCGTTTAGATGTACTGCTAGGGCTCGACGCTGTCGAGTGGACGAGGGGTCTAACCAAGGCAGAGTACGAGGCGCAGAAGTTCCAGCGGAACCTCGTCCGCACGTTCTCGCAACTCGGAGAACTCGCCGGCCTCGGATTCGCCGCCGCTGTCACTGGCGCAGCAGCGTTGACGAAGTCTGCGATTGATGCGGCCGACAAGCTGAACGACCTATCGCTGGCGACCGGCGTCACAGTCGAAAACCTCGGCGGGATCGGATTCGCTGCGTCGCAGGCTGGCGCGGACCTTGAGGGCGTCGCTTCGTCGTTCGGCAAGCTGAACCTAAAAATCGCAGAGGCGGCACGCGGCGAGAAGGAAGCAAGCGAAGCGTTCAAGGCGCTCGGCATATCCGTCAAGGATGCGGCTGGGCAGACGAAAACCGCGGACGCGATATTTAAGGAGATCGCGACCGCCTTCGAACGCTACGCCGACGGGCCGGAAAAGGCGGCGCTAGGCAATGCGCTGTTCGGCAAGTCCTATCAATCGTTGCTGCCGCTGCTGGCCGACGGCGGCAAGGCGTTGCAAGAGAACATCGATTATTACAAGCAGTTTTCCGGGACAACGACGGAAACCGCGAAGGCTGCCGATGCCTTCAACGACACGCTAGGAAAGATCGAACTTGTAGCCGGTCAGCTTGGCCGGAACCTGGCAAGCGAACTCCTGCCGGGTTTGCAGGCGGTCGCGGACGAATTCCTGCGAGTCGGCGAACAGTCGAACGCCTTCAGCGGTCTAGCGAAGGCGGCGCGCGTCGCATTCGAAACGATCGCAATACTCGGCGCGAATGTCGTGTTCGTGTTCGAAGGCATTGGCCGGGAGATTGGCGCAGTCGCCGCGCAAATGGTCGCGCTTGCAACCCTCGACCTTGACGCCTTTAACGCGATAAGCGAAGCGGTCAAGGAAGACGGCAAGCGCGCTCGCGCCGAACTCGACGCGCTAGAGCAACGAATCCGCAACGTCGCCGCCGGTCCTTCGCTTGCCGAACGAATCGGCACCGCGAACCCGGATCGCCTGCTAGAGCGTCAGGGGCGTAGTCCTCTGACGGCGCCGCGCCTGGCCGGACCCGCCGTGCCGAAGGCGAAGGAAGCGATCGACGAAAACGCGCAGGCGTATGCGCGGTACGTCGAGCAACTCGACTCCGCGCTGAACAAGTCGCAGGAATACACGAAAGTCCAAGAGGTCACGCTCGCGATCGAGCAAAACCGATTTGGGCAACTGATCCCGCAGCAAAAGGAATTGCTCCTATTGCTGGCGAAGCAGTCCGACGAGGCGACCGAGTACGAAGCGAAGATTCGGCACAACGCCGAACTCGAACGCGAGTCCATGCGCGCACTGACCGAACGTCAGGCGATCATCGATCGGTACAGTTCAAGCAACAAGGCGCGCGAGGATGCGAAGACGCTGGAGATTCTTGCGTCCGAAATCGGCGGCAGCATTTCGATAATCGACTATGACCTGGCGAAGTCCGGCTTCGAAGGCATCAAGGACGAGATCAAGGAAACGACGAGCGCGGCCGAGGAATTGGGCCTCGTGTTTACTAGCGCGATCGGCGACTTCATCAAAAACCCGTCCGACGGCAAAAGCTTTTTCAAGGCGTTGCTCGAGGACGTGCTCCAACTGACGACGCAGCTTCTCATTCTGAAGCCGCTCGCCGAAGGCATGACCGAGATATTCGGCGGCACCGCTGCCAAGAGTGACGGCGGGAAACAGATTGCCGAGATCGGCGCATGGATCGGAAGCATGTTCGCCGGCAGCTTCGCGCAGGGGACTGACTTTGTCCCGGCTGACGGCCTCGCAATGGTGCATCGAGGCGAGCGGATCGTACCGGCGAAAGAGAATTCGACGCGCGGCGCCGGCGGAATGACGCTGAACATCAATCAGTCGTTTGCTCCTGGCACTTCTCGCGAGACAATCAATCAAGCGGCGGCTTCCGCATCGCGTCAACTCTCACGTTCGAACCGGCGGAATAACTGATGGCATTCCTCGAAGCGCGACCGCTGGACTGCGCCGCCATGGGCGCGACGGGCGGGCCTCAATTCTCGACGTCGATCGTTTCCGTCCGTTCCGGCGCCGAGTCGCGGAATCAGAATTGGACGCAGGCGCGGCACCGATATGACATCGGTCAGGTAGCGCGCCCGCTTTCGGAATTCGAGGCGATCCGCGATGCCTTCATGGTCGTCGGCGGCAAGGCGACCGGGTTCCGGTTCAAGGATTGGACCGACTACACCGTGACGACCTCGGAGGGCTACCCGCAACCGCTGCACGGCACGACGCAAGTCGGAACCGCTGGATCGGGCTACGGCACGCCTTCCTATCAACTCCGCAAGCTTTACACCTTCGCGTCGACGTCGACCGCTCGCGACATCCGTAAGCCTGTCGCCGGGACTCTGATCCTGTTGCGCGCTGCGGTTGCTGTCACTGCCGGCATATCGCCCGGCAACTACGCAATCAACACCGCGACCGGGATCGTGACGTTCGTCGCGGATCAGTCGCGAGTGGTCTCGTCGCATGCCGTCGGGGCGTCGCATCAATTCACCCTCGCGTCGGCCTTCTCCCCGAACCTGGCGATCGGTGGGCGCATCTATGTGACCGGCGTCACCGGGA